TTTCGTGATTGTGTGCTAGTCAACTTGCACTCAAGAATGTGTACTCCACATAGGGATTTGGTTCGCCATTTTGTTAAAACTTCAGATCAAGGTATGCTTAAAGGAATCTTCAGTGGTGCTATGGCAACCTTCCATGTGAACAATATGGGTCTCTACCGTGTTTACAATTGGCTGAATGCTGTGCGGCCATGCGACAAGAAGATTGAGATTTTTCACCCCGAGGACGGTTTTGAGTATCCTGAAGAATCGTATATTCAGCGCGATTGTTACGAGTACAATGCTCCAACACGCACAGGTGATTGCGGTTCTTTAGTTGGTTTGTATAACAAATATTTAGAACGTAAAATAATTGGTATGCATATTGCTGGTAACGATGCTGAAGAACATGGCTATGCATGTCCCTTGACTCAAGAATGCATTGAAGAAGCGTGTTCGGAACTGATTAAGCGAAACAGGAAGAATATTTCTTCTCAGTTCTACTATGAAATTCCTGGATGTGTCGATCCTCTTGAAGAAAGTGATGTGCCAGAAGGAAAATTTTGCGCTCTGGGGAAATCTTCAATTAGAGTCGGACAAGCAGTGAATTCATCCATTATTCGTTCTAAAATATATGGAAAATTATCTGCTCCTATAATGAAACCAGCACTATTGAAGCCCACGATTCTGAATGGTAAGGTACACAATCCTCTACTGTCGGGACTTAAAAAGTGTGGTGTTGATACTGCTGTGTTGGGTGATGACGAAGTTCTGAGCGCAGCCCGGGATGTTTGCCGTGTGATGTTGAATCAGTATAGTAGGAACTTGGACAAGAGTAAATATCAGCGTATTTTATCTTATGAAGAGGCCATTCGTGGAACACAAGATGATGAATTTATGTGTGCTGTGAATCGTACTACTTTACCGGGTTTTCCCTATGCTCAGATGAAGCGAAGTGCACCCGGTAAACAACATTGGATGGGCTCCAACGAAAATTTCGATTTCACTAGTGCGAATGCCTTGGCTTTGCGACGAGATGTGGAAAATTTGATTGAAGATTGCGCAAATGGCCGAATCTCCAACGTTGTGTTTGTTGACACACTGAAGGATGAACGTCGCGACATTGCTAAAGTTGATGTTGGCAAAACTCGCGTTTTCTCTGCTGGCCCGCAACATTTTGTTGTCGCGTTCCGTCAATATTTTCTTCCTTTTGCTGCATGGTTGATGCACAATCGCATTGACAATGAAATAGCCGTTGGAACCAATGTCTATTCTCCAGATTGGGAAAGGATAGCAAAACGAATGAAGACGAAAGGTTGTCATGTGATTGCTGGTGACTTTGGAAACTTTGATGGTTCTTTAGTCGCACAATTTTGTGGGCGATCTTTTGGGAAATATTTGTAACATGGCTCTCTCAATTCATTGATTTTGAAACCCCAGCTGGAGAAAGGACTATTCGCGTTTGTTTAGGCTTATGGTCACATTTAGTACACTCTGTGCATATTTATGACGATAATGTTTATATGTGGACGCATTCTCAGCCATCTGGTAATCCATTCACTGTTATAATCAATTGCTTGTACAATTCCACTATTATGCGTCTGTCTTGGATTCGTGTTATGGAGAAATTTCAACCACGCCTCCGCTCCATGAAATGGTTTAATGAATACGTTGCCCTAATAACTTACGGAGACGATAATGTGCTAAATATCGATGCCAAGGTTGTGCAATGGTATAATCAAGTAACCATAAGTGAAGTCATGGCTGAAATGAAACATGAGTACACAGACGAAGCTAAAACTGGTGAGATTGTCAAAACCCGGAAATTAGAAGATATTTTCTTTCTTAAACGGAAATTCAGATTTTGCCCAGAATTGATGCGCACTGTTGCTCCACTTAAGATCGAAGTGATTTACGAAATGTTGAACTGGACCCGGAAGTGTGCTGACCCAAATGTCATATTGATGACAAATATTGAAACGGCTTTTCGAGAGATCGTTCTTCACGGACGCGAAGAATATGATAAGTTGCGTAAGGCAATCACAGGTTTGAAGGTGCCTGGGGATTTACCCGAAAATCCTTTAATTCTTCCATACGAGGATTATTTGCATGATGTTAAGCACCTTGCAGATCCTATGTATGACTTTTGACTAAGATGTGATCTTGTGTTGTTATACAAATGCGAGAGGTTAATAAAAACAACATATTGCTATCTTAGAATACGGGTGGGCTATTTAGTCTTACTTACCCAGGATGCCCGGCAGCGTTCCTGTATTATCCAGGGTACCCTCTCTGCTTTCTATATGTTTAGGTTGACGATAGAATTAAGCAATAGACCTGCTAACTTTCAAACAAACAATAACAATGTTGAAGATGAAGATCGG